GAGCATGATCGCCTGCTGCTGCTGGTCTTTCTTGTGTACCTCCAGTGATTGCTGTAGAATCTCTATCCAAATCTCGCGCTCTACCGCGTCAGTTGAGTACATGAGCACGTCCACTGCTCGGTGGCACCCTACGCTGACGGCGTGTGCTATTGCCTGAGTGGTAGGCGCGCGTGCTATTCCCCCTGGAACTCCTCCGAGATGTCGGACTCGCCGGCCTGCATCCAACGCAGCACGGCGGTCTGGTGCGCGACGACGGCGAGTTCGTTGCCGAAGACATGGAACAGACAGTCGCGCGCCCGCTTGGTGTCGATGCCGAAGAACGCAGCCAGCTCCGCGTTGTAGCCGGCGGCCAGATGCTTGCCCTCCGCGTCGATCGACGTGCAGGCCCGGATCAGGAAGTCCGCCTGGGCGCCGAGTTCCTGCATTGGCAACTCGGACTTGATCGCGCGCCGGGCGATCTTCATGACCTCCTCGTACCCCAGCCGGCGGTACGTGGCCTTCAGCATGCCATCGTAGCCGGGAATGTCGAACTCTTTGGACGTCTCTGCGGCGATCGCAGTGCGCCGGGCGCGAAGCTGGTCGATGAACGACTGCTCCACGTCCGGCGCCTGCGTCTCGTCGGGCTCCTGCCCGTCGTCCTGGACGATCTGAGTTTCGGTTGCCATGTTACCGCTCCTCGGTTGTCGTTGTCTAGGCCGGCACGCCGGCGATGACCACTTCCAGGGTCATGATGCCGGCCTCGCTGGACTCCGAGTCCACGTCGGGGAAGCTGACGGCCTTCAGCTTCCCGGTGTAGACCAGGGTCGTGTCGTAGTGGTTCCTGTCCACGTCCAGATGGATCTTCGTGATCGTGACATTGCGCCGACCGACCGCCTCGATGAGTGCCTTGGCGATGTTCAGGTCGAAGCCGAAGTCCATCATGCGGCCGACGGTGACGTTGCCGGTGGTCTTCGTGCCGCCGAGCGACACCGCTTCGCCCAGCGCGCCAGGCCGGTAGGTCATCGCCTCGCTGTCCACCTCGCCGCCGGTCATGGTGTCGAAGGTGCCCAGGTTGCCGATGCCGTCCACGGACACCGTGATGTCGTACTGGTCTCGACGAGGCATTACGCCAAAACCTCCGTGATCTGCTGCTTGACGATCTCGACCTTGACCAGCTCCGCGAACGGGCTGGTCTTGAGGTAGATGACGGCCCTGATCTCCCCGTTCGCGATGGTCTCGGGCGTGTTCACGGCGTTGCCGGTGTCCACAAGGAACGCCTCGCTGGCAGTCGCGCCGTACAGCTGGCCGGACTGATGGTAGGGCACGAGCATGCCCGTCAGCTGGCCTCCGAACGCGGCGAAGATGATGCCCCCGCCGTCGATCTGGGAGAACGTGAAGTCCTCGGCGATGGCGTATGCCTTCGCCTTGATCTCCATCACGAGCCGGACGTTGTTGAGCCCGAGCCAGTGCCGCAGGGTGATCGGATCGGCCAGCGTGCGGTAGCCGTACGTGCGCACGCCGCCGAGCATGGCCCGGGCGATGTCCACCCCGCCCTCGTTCAGTTCCTCGCGGTCGTCATCGTTGAACGAGCCGACCACGCCGATCGCGTAGCGGGCCTGTCCATTGACTCCTGCCGCCGGCACGTTCGGCTGACGGAGCCGTGCCATGAGGGCGGCCTGCACGGCGCTGTAGGGCACCGTGCGAAGCGTGCCCGCAACGACACCAGGCACCTGCGCCCACGGCGCGAACAGGGCGCCGTAGCGCGCGTTGGGGTCGTCACGGAGCCCGTCGGCCTGCGCGATGAGCGCGGACTTGCTGGGCGTCGCTGCGTACACCGTGTCCAGAAGCGCGACGCGGTTCATGTCGTAGGCGTGCTGGAGCAGCGCCCGCTGGATGGCCGAGGTCGTGCGAGCCGGCGCGGACACCTGGCCGGGGCCGAGTTCGATCGACAGCTTGGCCAGCGCCGCTTCCCATGTCGCGTCGGTCGCGTTGGCCGAGTCATCGGTGCCGGCCGACATCGCGGTCGCCGCGAGCACCTTGGGATCGAGCGCCGACGGGCCTGCCGACGTGATGGTCACGTAGCCGGAGGTCGAAGACCAGTCGATCGCGGCCTGCTTGTCCGCGAGCAGCGGGCTCTCCTCCAGCACGTCGCCTGCCGTGTTGGTCAGGACGATCGTGTAGTCGGTGCCCGACACGACCACGGCCACCTTGATGCCGGTCGAACCAGCGCCCGCACTGCGCGACTCGACCTTCAGGGTGGGAGCCGGCGTCACGTCCGTCAGGGTGATGAACCCCTTGGTCGGTGCCGGGCCGAACACGCGCTGGAAGTACGCGCGGGAGCCGCCCTCGCGGAAGAACGTCTCCATCGCGTCGTACGAGGTCTGGTAGCCGGTGCGGCCCCCGTACTTGCGCTGGTACTCGCCGAACGAGCGCAGCAGCGTCGGCGTGTCCGGGCCACTCTCGGTGAGCCCGACCACGAACCATGTGTCGATGCTGACGGGCGCCGACCTGGGCGGTGCCGCATCGACAACCGTGACCTCTACCCCTGGCCGGCTCACGGCTTGTCCTCCGTGGGCTGGTTCTTCTGGTCGATCGCCGGGCCGGCGGCTGCCGACGGCGACTCCACCAGCGAGCCGACGTCCACCAGGAACTTGTTGTGCCTGTTCATGGGAATGTCGCTGACCTCCTCGTTGGGCTGTAGCATGCGCCCGTCGGAAAGATCGATCGGCACGGGTGCGGCGTTGAAGTACGACTTGGGCTTCTCCGCACCGTCGCCGGCCCTGGTGGTTCCCTTCTGTTCCTTGTCGGTCATCTACTCCTCCACCGATGTTTGGACTGCGATCTGTACATCGACGATGGCACGGCCCCACGGGTCTTCGAGCAGCGGGGGCTTCGGGCCAAGCTTGTCGTTGATCCCGACGACGAAGAACACCGTCGAGGCCAGCATGCTGCGGTTGTGATCGTTGTCTACCAGTTCGTTGTACCGTTCATCGACGTAGGTGATGCCCTCGACCACTCCTGCCGGCAGCCCAAGAGACGGGTATTGCAGCATGAGATGGCGAATGCAGGCCGCGTAGTCCTCGGCCACGTCTCGGGTATCGGTCTGCGTCGCGGCCGAGACTATGGCAGCGACACCGACACCGAACGGCAGCATGTAGACTGGCTTGCTGGATTCTCCTCTCCTGGGCGGTGCTTCACCGACGAGCCCGATGCTCGCCACGACGATGCAGGGAAGCTGCTCCTCCACCCAGTTGTCGATCGTGTTGCGACGGGTGATGCTGGCAGGAGACGCGGTTCCCGGGAAGAACGTGTTGAGGTAGTCCAAGATGTGCAGGTCGAGGGTGTCCACGATCGCCTTCTCCAGCTGCTTCGCGCTGAACGGCGTCATGTCATGCTGCCAGTCATGATGTAGTGCTCGATGGCCTTGACCCACCTGCGACGATCCCAGACTGGGATGCGCATGAAGTTGCGGCGTGGCATGTGCTCGGTGCCGGTGGTATGGAACCGTGCGTAGGGGATGCGCGTGCCCAGGATCATCTCGTCGCGCCGGATCGTGCGCACCGAGCCCTTGGCATGCCGCACCGTCAGCGAACGCACCAGATCGCGGTTGTACTGAAGGATGCCATGATCCTTGCCGACATCGATCTTGTGCATCTGCCACTTGAAGGTCAGCGGGCGCCACATCGGCCCGGAGTACTGGCCCTCGGACGCGAAGTTCGACGCCATGATGCGCTCAAAGTCGGTCGCGATCCAGTTGAAGGGCACGCGCATGTCCTGGGCGCGATCACCGATCGCCCGGACGGAGCGCATGACGCCCTCAAAGCCAAAGTCCTCGACTTCGAGTCTCATGGGGTATCACCGGCGGCTAGCCGCTGCCCGTACATGGCATGTAGGCTCACGACTAGCCGCCAGCCTTTTCGAGACGCCGGATGATGTCGTTCAGCGTCCACGTCGATCCGTCGTTGCCGACCAGGCCCGCCACATCGCCGGGCGGATCGAGCCAGACCCAACCGTAGCCCGGGAAGGTCGCGGTCGGAATGTTGTCGCTGGTGCCGGTGACGTTCGGGTCGTCGCTGATGATGGTACACGTCGATTCCTTCATCGTCGCGTACATGGCCGCGTACTCCGCGAAGGCGCTGCGATCCTGCGACACCTGCTCTGGGAAGTACGACAGTTCGATCAGCATGGCGGTGCGCAGCGCCACACACAGAGACACCGGCTGCCAGTACTTGTCGGGCAGCGTCTCCGGGTCGCCGACGCACGGCAGCATGTCCAACGCTGCCACGGGCACGAGCATCTGCACTTGCAAATCCGTCGGCCTGGTATCCGCTGTCCAGATAGGAACCTCGCCACCCATGCGGGTCTTCACCCGCGCACGAATGATGGCGGCGATCGTCTCTAGTGTTGGATACCAGGCCGGGGTCATGATGCCCTCCTACTCGCCGTCGGCGCCCGGATCGGGCGTCTGGGACAAGTCCTCGGGCTCCTCGTCCTCGTTGTTGGCGGACGCGGCATCGGTCGAAGCGATGACGGCCTCCATCAACTGGACGAGGGACGTGCGAGGGTCGTTGTTGGTCACCGCGTTCTCCGCCACGAGCACGCGCTGTGCGTCCCGTGCAGTGACCACGGCCTCCGCGATGTCGTCGGGCGAGTTCTCGGAGACGAACACGGCCAGCGCGTCGTCGCCGTACCCGGTGAGGGCATCGCTTGGATCGGCCGGCGCGATCGGGAGTTCGGTCGCCACCTGCCCTGCGTACACGCCGCCCATCAGGTCGGGCGTCGGGCGCTCGTAGTGCTCCACGAACGCACCCGCGTTCTTGCCACGAGTCAGGTCGGGCTCTCCGACCTCGACCACCGCGCCACGCCTCGCCCGACGAGCGACGCCATCGGCGTCGTCGTACTGGAAGATCGCGTGCCGGATGGTGACCCGCTCACGGTCGCTGCCCGGCTCCACGCCGGGATCGTCGGCCATCTGCTTGCTCTGCCTGCGTGCCATGGCCGGCCTACAGCCCCGTCAGCTTCTGGACGGCGTAGGGGTTGACGATGTACATGACGCCGCGCCAGTCGGTCTGCGTCCAGTTGCGCTGCGTCTTCTGCTCCCGCCACGTCTCCGTGCCGAGCGGCTTCTCGACGCGCATCTCGCCCAGCTGACCTCGGGCGACCATGTACGCCGTGCCGGCAGGCACGCGGTTGGAGACGACCGGCGTCAGGTTGACGGACGCCAGCATCGCGTCGTACCGATCGCCGTACGCGATGACCAGCGCCGTGCGCTGCGCCGGGTTCATGATGAGCGTGTCGAACGTGATGCCCAGCTCCAGCACGTCCGCTTCCAGCTGCGCCGTGAGGAAGTCCGCCGTGGGCCGGAGCGTCGGCAGGGTCGGGGTCGTCCCCTCCAGGATGACCGCGTCCCAGTCGTGCCCCGCCATGTCGTGCGCCCCGCCGCCGGCCGTGATCGCCGCTTCGAGGATCTGGATGGCGCGCTGATTGAGCTTGCGCACCATCGTGTTCGCGAGCTTCCGGAGTTCCCGCTGGTAGACCGACGCGAGGTTCCGCGCGATGGCCTCGTCGGGAATCCAGACCTTGCCGCCCCACTTCTCGACCAGGGCGACCTTCGGGATGCGCCGATCGGCCGTGATGACCGGGAACTCGGCGCCGACCTCGACCATCTGGACGTCGCGCTCGGAGTACAACTCGTTCACCGTCGG